TCCTTGCCTAACAGCAAGTCATCCCTCAAATGCGGCAACTCCAAAACATCACCGGGCATCAACTTACGTCCCAGTGTGCTGACCATGCTCTCAATGTGAAAGTTCATGAACATGGTATCGTTTGCTAAAAAAGCACCAAA